TCTTCCTTTAATACTTCTACATGTTTAGCTGCACCCCAAGCCCAGTTTTCTCTAGAGGTACCATCTGCAAATATCATTCCTTTCCCTTCTACACTATGAAATGAAGGCATCCATACTTTTCCTGTATCTTCATCTTCATCCATTAGTACTTTATATAATTCAGGTAATGATTCTATTTGTTCATTAAAAAAGTCTGATCCTGAGGTCATTATACTGTTGGATTGAAAGCCGCAACCATAACATAATTCTATAGAAATATCTTTGGTTACTTCTTGCTTATAGCAAGCATCTGATTCGCCACAAGGACATTGAGTTAATTCATCAAAATTCATTATTCAATTTTTTATTTTTTTATTGCTATTACTTGGTATCCCTTATAAATTACATTATATAAATTCTCATATAATGAAAAAAATATTTTTATCCCAAATTGGGGAGAATCTAAAATATGAGGTTTATTTGGATCTTTCCACCCAAAATCATCAAATATTAATAATCCTTTTGAATTAAGCATTTTGTTCGCATAATAAGCATCCGTAAAAGTATCATCTGCTTGATGGGAAGCATCTATATAAATAAAATCATATTTATTTTTTTGTTTTTCTAACTTAGGTAAAAGATATTGTGAAAATCCTTTATTAATATTAAAGTTAATGTCTGGGTAGAAAGAAATATTGTGTTTAAAGTTATCCTCAATATAATTTTTATTATTTTCAAATCTTTTTGAGGCAAATGTCATACCCCACTCTTCTAAAGATCCTCCAAAAGTATCTACAACATCATAATTAGTACCTTTTTGTAAGTACTTTTCACAAACAAAACTAGTAGCTCTTCCTTCAAAACACCCTACTTCTAAAACCTTTTTAATATCTTTAGGAGATATTACTTTAGTAAAAATTTCATCCCATAGAGGAATCATAGGATCGAACCATTCTTCACTATATTTTTGAGATTTATTATATTCAAACATTTAGTTAAATTTTAGATAATTTAGGTAATTCTAATTTAGGTAAAGTTAATTGTACTTGTTTTGGAAACTCAGGAATATTAGTAGTTAATATATTATCTATTAATTCTTGCATTTTTTCAAAACTAAATTGAGTTTTACTAAAATTCTTTTGTTGTTTTGATTTTAAGGTAAGTTGTTTATATTTTTTGTAAACATCTTTTAGTGAACGTCCCATTTCAGAGTCATGAGGTTTAAACCATTGGGCTTCTTTTATTAACCAATCATTGGAGGCACTTTCATCAACATTTTCTAAATCTCCTTTAATTAAAGTACTAAAGTTAGATTTTAAAAAATCAGTATGACCCGACCAATTACTAGCTATAATAGGTTTACCTGTTAAACTAAATTCAAGTAATGGTCTACCAAAACCTTCACCTTTAGTAAAACTAACCATTGATTTTACTTTAGGATGATTGTATAATTCATTCATTTCTTGGTCACTTAATTCCCCATTTAAAACGTAAACATTAGGTAGATTAGATGAATTAACTGTTTTTTTAATTTTATTAATTCGATTTAGAATTTCATCTCGGCTTATATATGAAGAAACCCCTACAGAAGATTTTAGTATTAAGGCGGGTTTTTGTTTTTGATTTTTAAACACTTCAAAAAATACTTTAATCATTTTGTAAATATTCTTCCTATCATGTCCAAAATTACCTTGCATCCAGTGACCTACAAATAAATAACAAAATGATTCATTTATATTACTTAAATCTATTGCTTTAATTTCTTTTACAGGGATATTTTTATAAACATCTAAATTTGCCCCTTCAAATACAACTTCAATAGGTTTTTCTAATTTTACTTGGGATTGAATTTGTCCCGTATTTTTATCTTTTCTATCATATTTAGTATTTTCAAATACTTTTTTAGAAAAAGTAGATGAAACCCAATTTATATCCATCCTATTTAAACCCTCAAGCCACTCAGGTTTACATAGGGTAGCTTCAATTCCAGCAGTACACCCAATATTATAATTTCCAACAGGTTGGAATTCATTTGGGATAGTAATCTGCATCCAAATATCAGGCTTAGATGCAAGTTTATTTTCAGGTAATTTGTAATTATTTAAGTATTCCCATTCAGGATGGTCGTTACAAAAACCCCATGCTGTAGATCCCCAACGTTGAGACATTAATTTTACATCGTATTTACCCGTATTAATTATAGCTTTAACTATGTCTCTAGCACGAGCACCATAACCCGAATAAGTATCATAAGGGCAACTAATTGCAAAAACTGGTTTGTTCATTTTAATAGTAGATTTTATGTTTTAAATGTTTTCCTTTATATTCAGTAGCATTAATTATTTCATATTTTTCTTTTGGTTCCCAATTATTAAATAATTCAGTAAATGCTTCCATAACCCTATTAGCTTGATGTTGTGAAGTAAAACCTGCTTCATCACTTATAGCCCATTCTCTTCCTTTTAATCCTAATGCTTTACGTTCCTTACGAGTCATACTATATAGAACTTTTAATTGATCTGTGGCATCCTCCCATCTACATCTATCATCAAAGATATACGGGGTTGGTGGTGACCCTTGAATTGACCTGGAAGATGGGTAACAAGGAAATACCCATTCTCCATGTTTAGTCATGGTTTTTCTATGGTTAGAAGGTAAATCAGGTGTTGGGGTAAACCACTCACCATTTTCATTTTCAAATCTCATTTGATCCTGCATACCACCTGTAACATTAGCAATAATAGGGGTACCGGCTAATATTGCTTCAGTAATAGTTAAACCCCAACCTTCATTTGAAGTAAGTAATATTTGGGCATCTGCAATATTATATAGATAATTTAATTCTTTTGAATTTAATTTTTGGGTAGAAAATTTTATTGCATTTGGGTAAGATTCATCAAATAGATATTCTTTAACTGTTTCTAAATCAGTCCCGTGGTCACTTCTAATTTCAGTATGTAAAATAAATTTACATTTATCTGCTTTTTCTTGGGGTAATGAATCTAAAAATGCTCTAAATGCTAACATAGCATCTGGGATTTGTTTACGTCTAATGTTTCTTGAGTTAAAAAATAAAATAAAATCATTATCTTCTTTACCCAAAAAATCTCTTTTAAACTTAACTAATTCTTTATCATCATCGAGTAAAGGTTTAAAATTTTCTATATTTAAACCATGGGGCACATATTTAAATATTTTATTTTTACCTTTATTTCCTAATACTATTTTATTAATATTAACTGTTTGTTTAGAAATACCCATCAATAAATCACATGCTTCATAATAAGCACTATTATACATTGGTGCGGGATAATCATCCCATATATTTAAATAAGCAATTGGAATATTTTTTCTAATTTCAGTTTCAGCATTAAATACATACCCAAAATATCTTGGATCAGTAATTAACATTAAAGCATCAGGTTTTTCCCTATTAATAATTTCTCTTAACATTTCAACATTCCCATAACCATCAGTAGGATATATAAATGTGGATGCATCTTCTATCCCTATTAGTTTTCCTGTGGATTCACTAATATCTAATATTTTACCTTTGTCTGGGTGTTGAATAGATCCTCCTAGGTTTACCCAATTAAAATGGTGAGAAGTATGAGTTATAATTTCTCGAGCAACATGAGCTACTCCAGAATGAACTCTAATATCGTCACAAATTAAAAGGATTTTCTTCCTATCCTCCTTGGGAAGATGTTTAAAACTTTTATTCATTAAATTAAAATTTATAGTTCGAGATTATTTTGATTCGTTATTTGTTTACGGAAATCTTCGTTGGTAAGATACAAATAAATTGCTCGATCGGCAAGTTTTTGAAAAGAAAATTTACGCTTTACGCATTCAATTTTAAAATTTTCAAATAAATCACTCTTAATTTTAACACTTGTTAATGTCATGTCTTTTGTTGGCATAATCTTTATTTTAAAACGTTTTTATGGTGATACATATATAAATAGTCTTAGAATTTCATTCCTTCACCACATAATTTTTGATCTTCTTTATAAGGGCAAAAACCACAATTCCATTTAGATGGGGATTTGGGGAAGTTAACTATTTCTTTAATGTCCCCACTGGTACTAAAACATTCGTTAATAAAATCAGTTATTGCTTTACTTGCTCTTCCTAATTTTATTCTCCCACTGGGTGGGCTAAATTGTTGCACTCGGTATGCTTGGTGGGGAGATTTAATATTATCATCATCCCATTCTAATACTTTGCGTTTTAAAATAAAGAATTCAATTTCAATATTTTCTAACGGTATGTGATATTGTTCAGAGAAATATTTTTTATATAATAATAACTGAAATTGTTTATCTTCGTTCTTTTTATCTTGGTCTCTCCAACCTCTCGTGCTTGTTTTTAAGTCAATAATTTTAAATGTATCAGTATTTTCATTATACATTACTACATCCAAAAATCCAGCGTACAACACGTTGTTACGCATTTTATCTGGTGCAATTACCAATGGAATTTCACATCCAACTAAATGCCAACCACGTTTACTGAAGTATTTTGAACGTTTCTTTTTAAACCAGTTTAGAATAGCAACACCATCTTCATAAAATTCTCTCATCTGTTCAGCTGAGGAGAAATGTTGGTTATTATTTGATTTATATTGTTTATTATATTCCTCAATAAAATAATTTTGAAAATTTGAATCTAGATCTAATTCATCTGCTTTTGTAGCTGATGTATCATACATAACTCCTAGATATTCTTGCATTGCTTCATGAATGGCAGTCCCAAATACAGTATGGATTGAAGATGTAAATCTTTTTTCCTTATCTTTGTATTGTAACTTCCACCTATGGGGGCAAGTTCTAAAAATCGACATCTGAGAATAGGATACATTTTTTTGGAATGCATAATTCACAGGTTGAGGTGGATTATTTCTAATCTCTTTAACTATTTTAGGAATTTTCTTTGGCAACTGATTTTAATTTTTCGATATATAATGTGGCATCCATTAATTCTTCTTGTAAATGGTTTAACCATTCTTGCAAGTCTAAATCTTCACGTTCTAATGTAGTATTGTATTTTTTAATACCGAGTTGAGAACGTTCTTCAAATTTTTCTTTAACTAATTGTACATAAATATCTTTCTTAGGGGGTTGTCTAAAAGGTCTTGATTTAACTGTTTTTCCTCCGTCTGGGGATTCGTAAATAAAAATATCCCCGGGATAGAGGGTTTTGGAGTTTAATGTATTATTGGTTTCCCATTTTATATCCTTATTTTTACTCTCATTAAATTTTGATATTGAATCACCCATTAAATTAGATTTTTATGTGGTTTGAAATATTTATCTAAAGCTTCTAATTTATCATCAGCATCAACTAACATTATTAATGCTTCAGTAGCATTTTTATAAAAATCTTCTGTACTGTGGTCTCCAATACCAACAGCATTGTTCCCTAATAAATCAAGCGATAATAAAGCTTTATCTTTTTCAGATTGAGCTTCAGATTTTAACATCTTATATAGTTCTGGTTTCATACAATTGTTTTATTTTAGTTATCATTTTATTTCTTATTTCAATTCTTTTTTCACCGTGAAAAAACAATAATTCTTCTTTATTTGCTGGGATTTTTAACCATGGTCTAATTTCTCTACTTATTCCGGTAAAATCTAAATTATTATATACTTCATTTATGGTCTCTAATGTACCATTAAGATATACAAGAGGCAAGCCATTATAAAAATTTCTATCCCAAAGTAAAGGGTTAAGTATTGTTTCTTCATGGTAAGGAGCATAATATGATGGGTTTTTTAAGATGGTAGGATGATTTAACATCCAATACCATTCTTCTAAAAATTCTATACTATTTTTACCTGTTATAAAATACCCAGTTTGTCTATAACGTTTCCCAACTCTATTATATTGGTTTAGTTTAAATAATTCACTTACAGGTTGTTCTAAGGTAGTACTTAAATCATTTGGGTCCATAGCTCCCCCTCTTCCATTATAGTGTAAATAATCATAAATTCCTTCCCCAAAATAAGGATAGGATTTACTCTCATCATAATAATTAAATATATTTTCTACATAGGGAGTAGCTATAGAATCACTATCAATATAAGCTACAACATCTGCAAAATTTTCTAGGGCATGTTTTGTAACTAATGGTTTTTGGATTAAAATATTATAAATTTCACTACTACCTCGATTTATATAAAAGTTATTACCATCTTGAATGTAGTTGTTATTGCTATTTTCTAAATTTAAATTCCATTTAATAATAGTAACACCGCTTATGTCTATTTTTTTATTTGAATTAATTAAATATACGTAAATAGGTAAATTACTATATTGTCTTATTGATAATATAGCAGTGTATATTATATCAAAATACTTTTCGTTAGCATGAAATATAAATGCTTTAGACATCATATTACTAAATAAGATTGTTTATTATTAAACCAAGGTCTACTCATTTCACCAGCCCAAGCATCTAAAGTAGCTCCTAAATCTATAACTATTTTATTATAGTTGTTTTTAAGTATCACCCCATAATCTTTATTTAAAGATGTTCCTGTAATTACTATATTAGATTTGATATGTTTGAAACTGTTTAGTATGGAATCCCTATTATTAAAATTAATATCATAAGGATGATTTGTTATTGTTACATTACACTCTAATATTTTAGATAATTTTTTTTCTTCTAATTGTTTTTTATTAGATGAAATAATATGTAAATCTTTTCCTTGAATAATATTTTTAAAATTATTTATATTACCCAATTCAGGTGAACGAGCAATCATATGGTCACATATAGTTAAAGTAGAAGAATCTATACCTAAAAAATTTATAAATTCTTTTTTTAAAGACCATGTATCCTCTCTATAATAACCTGGTGGGAGCATGGGGGTATTAGGATCCATTATTCCTATAATATCACTATTTTTTAGAGATTTGGTTAAAATAGGGATAACATCTTGATAAAATAATTTTAATTCGTTGGGATATTGATACCCCCAATCTTTACAAATTTTTTTTTCATCAATATGTTTATTTTGATTTTGGAGTAAAATTGATATTTCCCCATCACCAAATCTTGATAAACAAAATGGAGTCGAGGTTTTTATTTTATTTTTAATAACCTCAATAGTAGAAGAAATAGATATATTTGGTTTTAAATACATTAACTAAAAAATTTACATTCTGGGTCGTTCCAAGGCCCTGCTTCTAATAACTTATCTTTATCCCATTTAATATTACAAGAATATTTTAGGTTTTTAAAATTATGTATTTCATTTATCCCTATAGGTTTATTTACTGAAAGATGGTAATCATCAAATTTAAAGTCCCCACCTACTAATTTATTACTTAATTTAATCCTAGCATTAGGGATATTATAGGCATCAGACATTATTAACCCGTGTAAACTTGAAGATAATATATTTTTACATTGCAGTAATTCATCTATAAAATGAAATACACCAGAAGTTATATTAATTATTTTTACTCCTTTGCTTTCTAAATCCTTTATAATAGATAATGAAGTTGGGTCTGTAAAGTCAATATAGTGTGGAATTAACCCATATGTGTATTTTATTCTCCTAGAAGGATTATATATTTCTGGAAAGAGTAAAGCGGGATCACCATATATTTCGGGACATTCTATACCTTTTTTAATTAATTCTTTTCTAGTTAAAGGTCCTCTAACTGCATATATTTTTTTAGGGGGATGTTTTATTTGACCATATCCAATACATCCAGTACCCCAAATTATATCATTAGGTTGGGTAAATATCATACTACTCCCTATGGCTAGTATTTTACCATTTTTAAATACTTGTATAGAATCTTCATCAAAAGAAAAAATATCTTGTGGAGATAATTTTTGGCTTTTTGAAAAATACTTTAGTATTAAAAAAGATACAATATCTCCCCAATTTCTAGCTGGGTCTATTTGTATAATGGATTTATTATGTCTATATTCTACTTTAATAACTTTTTAATTTCTTTATCCTCTATTCCTAATTGGGATAAAATTTTTGTAACTTCTTTATTACTTAAAAATTGTAAATATTCTTTTATCTCACGGGTAGATAATTGAAAATAATTTGTTAAATATTGTATTAAATCTTTATTACGTTGTTTAACTGTTGACTTAATATATTTACTCCACTTATTATTTTTGGGAATATATTCTCTATAAATTGAATATATTTGTTTTTTATCAGTAGGTGGAAGTTTTTGTACTTCATTTACTAAAGCTAAATAATCGGGATTCATACTAAGTACTCTATGTACTACATAAGAATTCCATTGATCCCAATCCTTATTTGAAAAGGAATCAATGGGTGATTTCTTAGTATTGATTTCTTTTACCCAATCAAATACATTCCTCATATTAAATGAGCTCGTCTGCTAATTCCTCACGTAATTCTTTGGGAACTGAGTCTGTTAAGATTTTACCAGTAGTTGGTTCATAAAATACAGGAATGGGCATCATAGCATCCTCATTTGTACCTGTTACAAATTTAGAAACTTTACGTAAAATAACTCCTTGTTGGAATACACTTTTATCATCACTAGTTTTTAAACCAGAAGTATTTTTAAGATCAATTTGGGGTTGTTGGATTGGTTGTTCCATTATTTATTGTTTATTAAATTTTGAATTAAAGACATTAAGTTTATCTCTTTGTCTATACGGAAATTTGATTTATATAAATGTTCATTTATTAAAATAGCAGCTGTACCTTCTTTATCAGGCATGTATTCTGAAGCGTTTTCATATAAGAATTTAAATAATTCTTCATAATCGTCAACTCCTGAATCAGCTATTATTTGTCTAATGTTTTTATAGTTGCTTTGTTTTAACTCATCAAGCACAGAGTCCATATAACTAGAGGAAACAAGCAAACTATCATCAAGTTGTAAATGGCCATCTACAGTACTTGCTTGAACCGTATTTAACATTTTACGAATGTCAGGGTAATACTTGTTTACTAATTTCCCTATTGAAGGAATTTCATAACCTGTATTCTCTTTATCACATATTCCTGTTATATGAACTGCTACCTCCTTTTTAGTTGGTGGAACTATTTTGAATGTTTGACAACGTGATTGAATTGGATCAATAATACGTTCTACAAAATTACAAGTTAAAATAAATCTTGTAGTACGTGAAAAAGTTTCAATTACATTACGTAAAGAAGCCTGTGCTTGAATTGTTAAAAAATCAGACTCGTCTAATATAACTACCTTTAAGGGTTTTATACTGGCAACTGAAGCGAAGCCTGATACTTTGTCTCTTATGGTTTCAATACCTCGTTCATCAGAGGCGTTAATATAAAGTGAATCACAATCTAAATTATTAACTATTAACTTAGCAAGTGTTGTTTTACCTGTACCCGCGGGTCCGTAAAATAGGTAATTTTGAATATCATTTTGGGATAATTGTTTAGCTAATGTTGATTTTAAATTAGAATTACCAACATAATTATCTAAATTATCAGGACGATATTTTTCATTTAGTAATGTATTCTCTCTAGTACTCACCATATATTGAATATCTTTTTTCTGGTTCGGGTTCCACAATTTCTTCCGTGGAAGATATGGCAAATAATTCACTTTTCAAAGGAGCTAAGCGATAATCTCCCTTAAATCCTGTTTTTACCATATATGCTTCTAGGGCATCAGTTAGAGTAGGATGGACTTGCCCATCAGGTTCATTTGCTATTAAACGCCACTTATCACCAGGCGGTACTCGCCTGGCAATAAGAACGTTATCTTCAATTATATTAATTTCAGGATTATTTGCTTTCATTTACTGAAGCCTTTCTATAATCTGTAACTAATTTCTTGATACTACCAATAGCTTTACGGGCACGTTGTGCTCCAGCTTTAGTGGTTGAATTGTGTTCATCTACAAATGAATTGTAAAGAGTGTCAATTTGTTCGAAAATTTCTTGCTTTGTCATAATTAATTAAATTTAAATTTACATCATCCCCATCATTGGGTCTAATTGCGGTTGTTGATTATTATCTTGGGGTTCTTCTACTACTGTACATTCTGTAAGCAATATTGTACCCGCTATTGAGGCAGCATTTTGAAGTGCTGTTCTAGTTACTTTAGTAGGATCTATAATACCTGATTCTTTCATGTTAATGACTTCTTTAGTCTCAACATTAATTCCGGCCCAAGTATCATTACCTGATTCTACTAATTTATATTTACCTAACATTTGTGCTTCGGTTGATTCATAACCGGCATTAACTAATATTTGATTGAAAGGCATTCTACATGCTCTTCTTACTATCCCACTACCAGTTTTAGCTCGACTTAATATTTGTGAAGCATATAATAGAGCAACACCACCACCAGGCACAATTCCTTCCTCAATGGCAGCCTTAGTGGCGTGTAGTGCATCATCTACTCTATCTTTTCTCTCTTTCATTTCGGTTTCAGTAGCTCCACCTACATGGATAATAGCTACTCCTCCAACAAATTTTGCTAACCTTTCTTGGAGTTTCTCAATTTCAAATGGAGTTCCTGCTTTATCGATTTGTTGTTGTAGTTCTTCAATACGTGCTTCAATCGATTCAACTGTTCCTTTTCCATCTACAATAGTAGTTTGTTCTTTAGTAACAGTTACGTTTCTAGCTTCACCAAACCAATCCCAACTAAATTTATCGAGCTTCATTCCTTTTTCTTTACTGAATACTTGTCCTCCAGTTGTAATAGCAATGTCCTCTAGAATTAGTTTTCTTCTATCTCCAAAATCAGGGGCTTTTACAGCACATACCTTCATTGTACCCCTCATTTTATTAACAATCAGAGTAGCCAATGCTTCATTATCAATATCTTCTGCAATAATTAATAGTGATTTTGCTTGTGATGATACTGCTTCTAGGATTGGTAATAAATCTTTTACTTGTGTAAGTTTTTGATCTATAAGTAAAACCATAGGGTTTTCTAATACCGATGACATACTATTATTGTCAGTGACAAAGTAAGGTGATTTAAAACCACGATCAAATTGCATTCCCTCTACAGTTTCTAAGTATGTCTCTCCAGTTCTAGATTCTTCAATATGTACTACACCTTCCATACCTACTTTATCAATGGCAGTGGCAATTAACTTACCTGTATCTACATCATTATTAGCAGATACTGTGGCTATTTGCTCTAATTGATCCTCAGATGAAATATCTTCTGCTATATCTTTTAATCTAGCTACTACTGTTTGTACTGATTTATCAATATCACGTTTAATACTAACAGCATTTTCACCTTGAGCAACTGCTCTTAATCCTGCTTTTACCATCTCACGTGCAAGTAGAGTAGAGGTTGTTGTACCATCCCCTGCTTTATTTGCTGTTTGGATAGCTGCCTGTTTAACCAACTTAACACCTAATTCTTGTGTTGGGTTTGACAGTGAAATAGATTTAGCTACTGTTACACCATCCTTAGTGGATTGAGGTGATTCACCATTATCTATTACAACATTTCTCCCATTAGGTCCTAAAGTTGCTACTACAGCGTCTGCTAATTTATCAATACCCTTTACTAATTCTTCACGGGCATCTGTACCGAATGTAATTTCTT